GCATTCCAAGCAGTACCATTAAATACGTACATAGTACCTGAGTAAGATGAAAGTTGACCAGCAACAGCTGTGCCAGTACCATCTGGGTTAGTGGTTCCTGACGGAGTAGTTGCCCAACGAGCATCAATTCTACCGTTTAGTAGAGAGTTACTGTTGAGGTTAATCGACGTCAAAAATGATTTAGCCATTGTATGTCCTTAAGAAAGATAGATAGTGCCGTACACAGGGGCACTAAATGTCACGGTTAACTGGTTATTATTAGTGTAAACTACATCCCCAAAAAATTCAGTTCCAATAGCGTTTACTACTTGAACACTTGGTTTAAACCCAAGGTTGTGTGTTATGTTCCAAACAGACTGCGAATCATCTGGGGTAAATGAGTAAGACTGTCCTGACGGTCCAGTAGGTCCAGTAGGACCCGTAGGACCAGTTGCACCGGCAGCACCAGTAGGACCAGAAGGACCAGTAGCACCACGTTGAGCAGGAACTCCTGGCAATAAGCTAATGTCTACTTCTTGCCAATCAATATCCGGATCTACAGTTTGTGGAGGAGTTCCTGCTTCTGGGTAATCATTAGGATCGTATGGCTCATCATAGCTAGGTATTAGGGCAACATCTTGCTCTGGAAAAATTGGGGCATTAGGATTAATAGGACTCATATTACGATTGTAGTTCCTCTAACAGTAAAGAACTTTCCGCCCTTAATTTCTGTAATATCTCCTGTAAAATCATCAACAGCAGAAAGTGACCAGTAAGTTCTTTCTGCTACCATTCGTGTTTCTTCTTTAGTCAAGGAGAATGTAAAGGTATATTCCTTTGAAACATTAGTCTCAACTTGACCAGTTAGTGCAGTTAAAGCCAACACAGTAGTGGCAGTACCAGTAACTGTAAAGGTTGTGTTTGCTGGGTTAGCACTCAAGATTGTGTATACACCATTTACAGTACTGTCAACATTTGTAATAACTACTGAGTTTCCTGTGCTTAATCCATGGGCAGCACTAGTAGTGATTGTGATAGTTGTACTTCCTGCAGTTCTAGCTGCGGCAGTAATAGTGTCAATACCAGGAGCATCTACAGAAAGAGTAAAGTTTCGTACAGCAAGTGGCGAGTTACGTTGGTTAAGAAGTTTTACAGTAAATGACTTTCCAGCAAGGTTAGCTGTAACATCAAGTGACGTAATAAATGAACGACCCTGGTAAGCAGTGATCTCTCCAGCTTCAGTTTCCCAAGGTTGAGCTATAGCACCTAGAGTAGGTGTAGCAACGTGTGTTCTTTCTGGGTATGAACGATCGTCGACCTCTTGAGGTAGATACATAGGAACAAGTCTTCCTGTAGCCTTAGAAATCCTATTAAGGTTAAATACATCGATCTTGTATAGACCAACACCAAGAAGAGTACACAGCTCACGGTATTGTTCCTGCCTTGAACGAACCATATCCATTAACTGACGGTATCGTTCAGAACGAGGAATGTTTACACCATCTGGTGCTTGAATGTCAATATCAAAAGATGCATCTGTTGCTAGGGTATACAGCGCCAAAGTAACCGCATGTATAACTACAGGGTATTCTTCAACAGTAGGCAGGTTTTCTACAGTGATTTGTCGTCCGACAACATCAGTGTGCCCATTAGTATGGGTTACTAGAGCTTCTTCTACAATTTTAATTATTTCTGTTGCAGTAAAATACCTGTAATAGGTACCACTAACAAGAATCTCATCACCATCAGCAGGAACTGTGTCTAGAACCAATACACCAGTCTGTTCTTCAACTGAGGAAGCAGTAGAGATATTAACGCCATTTTTAAAGACAGTTACACCATTACCATCTAGTGGGGAATAGTGAAGTCTAAATCTATTGGTTGTACCATCAGCAACAAAGTTAGTTACGAAAGACTTACCAAGATCGCCAAGTTCAAAGCGAAGTTGATTTGCAAGATTAGCTAAAACTGCCAAGGGTCCTCCATAAAGGTATGTATCTATGTTCTCGTATTTTACTTAGAAAATCTGTCCAAACATGAAAAAGCCCGCTCTGCTAGGAGGAAGGCGGTACTAACAGAGCGGGCAGTTTATTAGACGGTGCTAGTTAGCCCGCCAAATGTAACCAAGGTTTTCTAGATAGTCAGCTAGATCCTTTGGTACGGAGTACTTAACATTTGCTTTAAAGGTGTAAGTGTTGCCTACTCCATAAGTCATCTCTTCAATGTCATGTAGCACACGAATCACTACTTTTTCATTGTTAACCGCTACACCAACTTCTTCGATCTCATCGATCATAATTGGGGTGTCAGGCTTCTTTGGATCAAAGACAGCGGTTTCTAGTAGCTCTTCCTCAGCGGCACGAGAGATAGCCATCTCATCTTGGCGCTTTCTAATTTCTGCAGCATTCTTTTTAGCGGCTTGTTCTGCAGCACGACCGGTTGCGTCCAAAGGACTTGTTGGATTGTTTGCCACGATATTTTTCTCCTTGTTTGTTTATGTGGTTTTTTTGTGAATGGGGGGCTCTTGCGAGCCCCCCAACACGAGAGGGTTTGGCTATTAGTTAGTGTAAACCTTAACGATAGCCTGGTCAGTAATAACACCTAGACCCCAGATAGCGTACCATGCTAGTGCGTGCTCACGACCAAAGTCTAGAACACCACCATCACGAAGCTCAACTGGAAGTGAGATAGCGTGACCGAATGCGTTGTCACCAATCATTACTGATTCGTAAACGTCTGCACCAGGGGTACCTGAAGTAGCGGTTGGGCTAGCATCGATTGGGTTACCACCTGAACCAGGGTTAGTGTTAGCCTTTACAGGAACCTCAACCTGGCTTGCAGGTGCACCAACAAGAGAACCGTAGTTTACAGCAACACCGTTGGTTAGCTTGTTAACCTGAGTGGTCTCGATGAATACGACGTCGTATAGACGACCGATTTCACCTAGCATGAAGTTACCTGGAGCAGCGTACTTGGTTACTTCGATAAACTCTGGGTTTGAGCGAAGGTCACGAGACTGCTTAGGGTGAATGAACTGGACGTAGGTCTCTCCGAGCCTTGGGATGTTCTTGCTCGCAAGAGTAAGTGCAGCATCCTTGATAGCACCGGTGGTTAGCTTGAACTGACCAGTCAATGATGCAAGAGAAGTACCAACGGTACCTTCTGCGTATGTGTTGAAGGTAGTTGAAGCTGAGAAACCAGAGCGGTCGTAACCGTAAACAGATGAAGTAGCTGCTGACAGTGTGTTACGAGCCTGTACGTCAAGGTACTGTGCCATGTGGCGACCAAGTAGACGTGAAGCAGAAGCCATGATGTCGTCGAAAGATGCGTTTAGCAACAGTTCTGAAACTGCAACTGCGTATCCGTGCTCGGCAACGGTGATAGCAATCTGCTCTGCGGTTAGAGCGTTGGTTGACATACGTACACCTTCAGATAGTGGAGTTGGGTCCACTGAGAAGTTCTTGTAACGTAGGAAGTTAACACGTAGACCAGGAGCAACACCTAGTTCTGTCTTCTTAACAGCGAACTGCTCAAAGCGTAGAATTGGCATAGCCTGGAAAAGAATTTCCTTCGACCAGATAGTTTGGATAGATTGGCTCAACTGGGAGTTAGAGCCTGAGTAAGCGGTAGGTGCACCAGCGAGCTGGGACGAACCTGTAATAGCAGATCCTGCCATTTTTGCTCCTTTCAGAAGCGGTTATGAGTTGGGTGGTTAATTACCGAACAATCCCTGTCCACGGTTATTATTACCGCCCAAAAGCTTTGAGCGATTCTTTGCATATTCTGCCATTGACATATTTGAAATACTGTCTGGGGTTAACGTAGCTGAGTCCGAATCATTGTCGAGGGGTCCGTTGGCTGGTACTGTAATGCGCGTACCAGTCATCTCCTTGCGGCTCTGCTGTGCGACTTGCGCAACAGAATCGAAGATTTTTGCAGAACGTTCTTTAAGACCCGCGATACTCTGCTCAATTTCATCACGGGAATTTCCAGAAATTAGATCAACTAGTTCTGGGATAATGGAGTCGCGCTCTGATTCTAGACGCTGCAAACGATACTGCTGCAGATCCTGGAATTCACGCTCACGCTCTAGAAGAGCAAATGCCTTTTCGCGCTCTACACGTTCAGCCTCAAGTTTGGTTGCCCATTCCTGCTCTTTTTTAGCAAGTAGATCGCGAACTTCGAGTTCTGATTCTTCCTGCTTTTTACGTTCAGCTAAACGCTCGGATTCACGAGCTTGACGCTTTGCTGCACGCTCAGCCTCTACGGCTTGGCGTTCTTCACGCTCCTTGCGAAGGAGTGTTAGCTCTTCCTGTAGCTTTTCTACTTGAGGGTATAGCTTTGCCTTTTCCTGAGCACGGGCTTTCTGAATTGCTTCAGCAACCTTATCAGTGTTTGGCAAGTAACTCTCCTCAGCAACAGCTTCAGGTATAGCTTGTTCGGTAGTATTTTCTACCTCTAGGTTTTCATCCATAATTATTCTCTTTTCATTCTCGTGGGTCGTTTTCCGATGTGTGAGCACGTGACCTTGTCAGTGGGTATACTATAAGAATAAGCAAACAACCAACTAGTTTCTTGTCAAACTAAAATTATTTATTGTTATCTATAGGATCTCTTGTTGGGATATTAGCCCCATAAGCTTGTTGGACTAAGGCTTCACGCATAGTCGCTTCACCTTGTGCCTCTTCCATATTAGAGTTTAGTTCCGGATCTTCAGCATCTTCTTCTGGATTGCCTTGTATTCCGTCACCAAGAACGTCTCCATCGCCCATCATCATTGGGTCAATAGGAGTAGCTGTACCGCCTTCAGGTCCAGGCATCATACCTGTCATGTCCATAATCTCTTTTTGTAGCTGCACCTTAATGAGGCTCAAAGCTCCATCAGCCTTAGCATCTTCAATCATTTCTCTACGAATTTCTTCAAGCTTCTCTTCTGGGAATTCTTCTCCCAAAGAACGTAGGGCACCTTCTTTAGACTCTAGACCAAGAGACATCTTTTGCTGAAGTTCGCTCATCAAGATTAGTTTATCCAAAGGCAATGGCTCAGGAAAATGAGCGAAAGACAAATATGTAATAGGGTCATTAGGGTCTAGCTGAGTTAACTGACCTGGCTTTAGGTTACCATCTATTTCTGGGTTATAAATAAGAGTTTCTGGCTCTTTAACTACAAGGTTCAACATAATGATTTCATTAATGCGTTCTAGACCCTTGCCGTACTGGGCAGTTTTTTGAGACCAGCGGTTCATCAATGGCTGATACTGAATAGAAAGAGCTACACCGGAAGTGTTAGAAATTGGCTGAACTTGACCCAAAGCAGTTGTATAAGGT